CTATACTGGTGCGCCTGAACAGCTTGGCCGATGTGGAAGTGTCGAAGAACTCCTTGGACGTGCTGGAAAGCATGGAAGGCACCGCTAAGGTCGACCTGCTCAAGCAAGGCTTCGGCGTGCACATGGTCAACCCAATCTTCTGGTTCCACTTGGCGTGGTCGAAGATCAACATCATGCGCATCGAACAAATGCGCCGCGACAACGAACTGTTCGCGATGAAGATCTCTCAGGCCATCAACAAGAAAGGTGGCGGCCAGGATCCACAACTCGAACGTGAGATCGAAATCTATCAAGACGAGATCATCAAAAACACCCACGCTATCGAAGCGATCGAGAAGAAATATGCCTGAATACAGACTGATCAATAACGGCTACGTGGACGCGTCGTTGTCAGATCAGGAACTGTCGGTGTTGTTTCGCAACCTGCGGATGTTGCGTCAGGATGCGTACAACGATTTCGAGATTGTTATCAAAGGCTATGTTGCCGTAGAAACCCTGCGAGTAGCGAAGCGCTTGACTGGTAACGATTTCGATCAGTTCCTTAAGCTGAACTTCGATAATGGTAACGGCCCGTTGGCGAACCTGGTACGCGACATCGTCCATTACCTTAACGGTAAACAAGGCCACCAAACGGTCTTGACGTCGATCCGCATGTGCGAACACGTTCTCGAAGCCTCTGCCCGCGCTCGCTCGGCGACCTACCAGGCGACTTACCGCCATGGTTCGAGCGAACCGTTCCTCAAAGACGGTTACAGTGTCGAAGACTACGACCTTTATCGTCTTGCTGCGGGTATCGGTCCAGCCGCCGTAGGACGCATCTTCTTACTCCTGGGCGGGGAAAACTACTATGGCTAGTCCTGAGGTACTTGCAAACGAAAAGCTGGCGGCTGAGATGGCCGCCATTAACGTGGTGACGTCTGCGGAAATCGTAGCTAGCGCCGCGAACTCTGGTGACCTCAACCGTTACCAGAACGAACTGGACAACTCGAAAGATCGTGTTCAGTCCGTGAAGGACACCCTGCAAGCCCTCAAGGCGCATGAAGTCACTCCCTCCTTGGCGGAAGTCATGGATGCGCAACTGGAGCGGTCTGAAGTTGAAATCCCTCCGGTTGAAGGTGTTGACTCGGTGGAGGGCTTTGAGGCACTGGGTCGTTCTCTGATGCCGAAGGACTACCTGCTCACCCGTCTGGTAGGCTGTGAGAGCTTCATGGAAGACTTCTTCAAGAAGTCACGCCAGATCATCTCCCAGATGGGCACAGGCTTCAAAGAGGCTTACATCTTGTTCACCCAAAGCCAGGACTCCCTGGAAGCGTCGGTGGACTTGTTGGAAAACTCAATCAGCACTTCTCCACCGTTCGAAAAGGACCGTGAGAAGATTCTGCTGGGCAACCGTTTGTTTAACCTGTTCAAGGTAAACGGTAAGGTCAGCGAGAACTGGGTTGAAGACCTGAGCAAGCTGAGCCGCTCTCTGTCGGGTTTGAGTCAGAACTACTACCTGAACAACCGTAACAGCCTCAACGCCACCCTGAGCTACTTTGGCGGCTTTGCAGGCAAGTCTCAGGCAGAAGCCGAAGAACGTTTCATGCTGTTGGGTGTGTCTATCCCGTCGGAACGTTTCAAAGAGTGCACCTACCCGTGCCCTCAGCATTCGGTGGCGGCAGCCACGGCTAAGCAGTCGGTTGAGTTGATGGGCGGCGCCTACTTCGTCGACATTCGTCAGAACAACAGCGGTCGGGCTACCAAATCGATCGGTGAGGTTGAAGACTTCGTGACCCGTTTCCTCGACATCGACACGACCGGCTTCGATAACTCGGCTCCGATGATCTACCCGAAGCTGGACCTGGAAATCAAGTCCCTGTCTTCGCAACAGATCAAGGCCGTGATTAAGCTGCTGCGTGACGTGCTGAAAGAATGGCGTAAGGTCTTCGACGGCGGCGAGAAGTTCAAGCTGGGTGAATCGGATTACTCCGACATCACCAAAGGGTTCTTTGAATCCGACATCAGCGATGAGCTGAAGGACAAGCTCCTGACTACGTTCTCTGCCTTGGTGCGGAAGAACCAAATGGAACTGCTGAACATCCGCGTTGCGGTGAACAGCTACCTGGTCTTGATCATCGCCGGTCTGGTTGAACTCTGCCACACTTCCATCAAGGTCAACACTCCTTAATCAAGGACGAGGTGGGACATGTCTCAGATTCAAAGAGATCTGACCTCGGCACTGGAGCAGCACATTAAGCTGCTCCAAGCTGGGAACGATGTAATCGATTTAGGCCGGTTGATGGCAACCGATCCCCATTCTGTAGCGGGGAACGAAGCCTTCGCTGACAGCATGAAGGAGCTGGGTAACGGCTTGCTAAGCGTTACTATGTGGGTAGGTGGTAAAGCTCTTACCGCCTTCTCCTCCGTCATTCAGACGGCCGGTAGTGCGCTTTCTAAGTCCTTCGATGACAACAAGTCTTACATCAAGCGCTTGTTGGGTGACGTGGGCAAAGCGGACGACCACACTCTGAAGCTTTCGGCAACTCAGGTCGGGATGATCACCTGCAAAGGCGATCCGGACAATATCTCTCGCGATATGGACATCCTGATCAGAAACCTGGAAGCGTTGGACAAGCACAACAAGGCGGTCTTGGACCATCTTGATGCTCAGCTTATCGCGGTACGTAAACTCAAAGACGCCAAACACACGGATGACGTCTTCGGGGTTATTGACGCGGTCGAGAAGCTGAAGTACCCGGTCTTGGCGGCATCCGATGTTCTCCCAGGCGGCAAGGAATGGACGTTTACCAGTGGCGACGCTGATACTCCGAAATATTCTATGTCGGGGGATACTCCTGCGGGCGAAGGCGGTGACCTTTCGTTATCCAAGTCCAGCGCTGCTGAACTGCTGAATAAGCTGGACAAGGTCAACAGTCTTCATCAGCGCGTTAAGGCGGCCTACGACGGCTATCTGGCCTACATCAAGTCTTGGACCGAAATGGTTAAGGGCGTCGATGAGAACATGACCAAGCTGGAATACCGCGTTAGCAAGTCTGCGTTGAAGGAAGCCGAAAAGCTTCTGGAAGGAAACCGCGGGGCGCTTGCATTTTATAGTGGATTCACTCCGCGTGTGGTCGGATACACCGACCGGTACATTCATGGTGTACTGGGTGTTTTCGCTTAACTGTTTATAAACAAACCAAATCATTTCGTTAACGAAGGATACAAAAGCATGAGCATTCTGACTCGCTACGCCGGTTTCGAAGAACTGGAACTGAACGGCGGCACGCTGCCTGTTGAAGCTGTTGAAGTTGGCGCCGAAGATTCGGTCCGCGCTGAAGTCGCCGAAGTCGCTGTGACCCTGGAACAAGTTTCCCAGGAAATCGAAGAGCTGCGTGAAGAAGTCAAGCAGCAGGACGAAGCCGTTGAAGAAATCCAGGAAGTTGTTGAAGGCCTGGAATCCCTGATCAATTCCGGCTCGTTCAACTCCACCGCTTTCGCCAACATGTACAACCGTGCGGCCAAGCTGAACACCAAACTCGGCGGCCAGTCCATCGAGCGCTGCGGTGTTGAATCCATGTCCGACGCGGCTACCGCTCAGATCATGGCCCGCAATGGCATGGAAGGCTTCATGGAGACCGTCAAAGGTTACGCCAAGAAAGCCATCGAAGTCATCAAGCACATCTTCAACACCGTGATCAACTTCTTCGTCGGCGTCTTCTCGCAGATCGAAAAGCTGGTCCGTCGCCAGGAACAACTCTCCACTCGTCTGGCTGCCGCCGACAAGCTGAAAGAGAAAGTCAAGCTGGGCGGCTGGAACGCCATGTTCGACTACGAGAAGCACGGCCTGAAAGCTGGCATGGACGGCTGGGACGCTACTGGTACCGCGCTGGACAAGTTCGCTGAAGTGGCCAGCAAGCCAACCAGCATCGAAGTGGGCAAGTTCAACACTGCCTACGCGGCTCTGACTTCGGCAATTGCTGCTGACGCCAAGAAAGACCTGGAAGCTGGCGAGAAATCGGAAGGCGACAAGAAAGTGCTGATCGGTCAATACGCCGGCCTGCGCGTTCACGCCGAGATGAAGTCTGGCGCTGCGAAAGACCTGGGTGAAGCTGCCGAAATGGCTCGCTCCATCAAGATCTTCTTCGGCCAAGGCGACGTGAAGAAGCTGACCAGCGGCGAGTCGGCTCCTAAAGCTGACAAAGGCGAGCTGTCCCGCATCCTGACGTCGATCAAATCCGACATCACTGCGTTCCGCGGCAACAAAACCGCACAGGCCTTCTCCAAGGCTCAGCGTGACCAAGTCATCGGCACCCTCAACGTCGTGAAAGCTGACGACAAAGAGAAAGCCGACGAAGTGAACAAGCAGGTTGCGCTGGTTCGTGCGATCTACGCCACTTCGGCTTCCGTTACTCAGCAGACCCACAAGTACATGCTGCGTTGCGCCAGCTGGACTCTGGACGCTGTTGCTGCACACATCTAACCCTCGCGGTTAGGTTGCTGACGTAAAGAAACTAAACGCCCTGGGTTCTTCCCTGGGCGTTTAGCCTTTATGCCGCATTTCGATATTTAGGGGATGCTATAGGCATGTTCTATTAACCACAGACAAGGGGTTTCCTTATGTCCATTAGCGATAGTCCTCGTTTCATCAATACCCCAACTCTGTTGGAGGAATACAACGAGGATAAGAAAGGGTACGATCAGGCCGTTGACGACGACACGGTAATCGCCCTCTCCCGCGAGTACGACACGGTCAGCGGGAACGAAGAGTTCTACAAGGCTGTCTTCTCTCACATCTCGCTTCCCAGTATTGACGTCGTCTCGGGTAACGAAGCTGGTTTCATGGACAGCATCAAGAAAGGCCTGAGTGCCGTTATACAGTCGGTGAAAGATTTCTTTAAATGGCTGTTCTCTTTCTTTACTGGTAAGAAAGAGATTGCCGGGCGTAAGTCGGTAAGCTTGGAATTGAGCATCGACAAGCATGGTGTGAACACCGATGAGATTCCTTACCCTCTCGGCTTCGGCGACATCTACAACAAAACCGGTATCCCGGCCGCCAACCTGGGTTGGATGGACAGTGCTCTGGGCGACTGTGAGAAAGCGGTCAAGAAGATCGAGGACTACATCGAGGTCATGAAGAAGGGCTGCCAGGCCATCACCGAGGCTGGTTTCCAGAAGGTTAACGATGACGGTGCTGGCGCTGTTAAGAAAGAGCATGACGCTTTGCTGGTTGCGGCACAGAATGCGCTGG